TGGTTGGCGGCGGATACTCCATGCCAAAATGTACTGAATTGGGTCCCTCTCCATTTCAGCACATCATCCATGTACATTGGTACGAATTTGACAGATGGTGGTGTGGGTCTTAGGAACTTGGTCGGGAGTATCGCGGTCGCACCTGTCAAATCAGACACCCACAGTGGTGTTGCTACGATGCGATATCTCATGTGTCCTTGCCAGGCAGCGAAGAGCTGCAAAAGTGGATGTCGTGGACGGACCATGAAATTGTAGAGGGAGGCTTCTCTGGTAGCAAACATCTGTGGTACTGCATCAATCTGTGGTCCAATCTTGCTGAGGGGGACGGCTTTGACAGTGGTAGCTGAAGTGACCATGGGGCAGAATGTGTTCGCAGTGGAGTTGTCTTTGATGTTGACAAGGAAGTGACGTCGCACCAACTCCATCAAATTCTTGGGGAGATGTTCAAACTTCTGTCCTGGTTGGACAATACACGCTTCCATGGTATCGGTGTGTGCTTCCTGTGCTGTTACAGCGGTCGTGTCTGCTTCCTCTGGTGTTGCTGTCGATTCAACCACCTCCACATCTCCTTCTGCTACGAACTCAAGTGCTTCTTCTTCCTCACGGGCTCTCATGGTCACATCTCCTTCGGCCGGTGCGACATAAGTGGTGGTGTATATGTCGCATCTCTCGATCTTCATGTTCACTTCCTTCAACTCGGCTACCAAAGGGTTCTGGAGTTCAACATACACTAGCATGTCTACATCTTGGGCTACGGTGTCGTTGGCCTGGAGTTGGTTCATCACAGTGACGCTCACGTTCGCCATGGAATAGTCCTGAACCGGATGGTTAACAGAGTTCACGGCACCAAAGTCTACTGTCCTCAGGAACTCGGTTCCGGCACTCCATGGTATCAGCATGCTATTGTTGTAGTTGTCTTCAGAAAAGTCCATAACGCGGGATATGGGTACATTGCGGTCAGTGGTCAAAGTGAGGGGTGATCCGTAGTTGATGGTGATCATCAGTTTCCCAGCGTGGAAACGGGTTCTCACAGCTTCAAAGGTCAGTTGGAAGTCGGTCTTGAAAAAGTTGAAAGTGTTCAAGAGCATCAGTTGGTAGTTCATATTGTGGTCCCAGGGGGTGTTTCCTCCATTGGTTAAAATGGAGTTCAAGTTCATGGTGTAAAGCACATCTCCTGGCATGTCGGTGGTTGCCCATGTAAATTTGTTCCAGAGAAACTTTCGTGAGATAAGCTTCCCTATGTCCAAATCTTCACTGGCAATTCGGGATGCTGCTTCACGGTACATCGCGGCTGGGTGCAATTGGAGGGCGGCGCAGGGAGCTAGTCCGTAGCTCCGTGACATTGATGGTAGTTGTCCAAAGGTCGGTACAGCACCACCAGCTAGAGGGGGGTTGTGCATCGGCATTGGAATGGTAGCCGATTGCTCCAGGCTTTGGGAACCTGAAGTGTCCGGGGCATAGTTGCCCTGGTAAGGCACATTACCTCCCACATCACTGATAGTAATGTTCTGGGTGTTATTGACGGTAGAAACGTTAGCTCCTTCCGCCGCAAACTCGTGGTCGGGTTCGTAAGCTCGCAGAGCGGCTATTCTAGATTCCTCGTGGATCTGCTTTGTGATTGTTGTAAGGCTCGTTCTGGTGCGCGACATTACAGTCGAAAAACGTTCGTATCGCCTACCGGTGATAGGATCGGATTTTCCAACTATAGGTATCGGGCGCGGGATGGCGAACCTGCTCTTCAAGAATGATGAGCGCAAGGTAATGGTAGCGGTGGTGTTGTCTACGATGGTGCGGAGAGGCGAAATCACTACTATGTTTGCGCTTCCAGTGCAATCGAAGGTTGGTTCAACAAACGAAAAAGTGTTCAAAGCGGATCTATAACTCTTAAACTGTATCAGAAGGTTCTGGGTTGAACTTCTGTTGGGTTCAAGGGTCACATGGTTCATCTGGAATAGTGCTTCAGGGTCGTGTGCTATGATGGTCTCACCAGCAGGGTTGATATTGGCTCCGAGTGGATTCTCGTATACAATAACCTTACCTTGTTGGGATGGGTTTCCGGTGATTTCAAAGGTCAAAAGCAGGTCGTGTGTGGTGTAAATATAGCGTTGGAATGCCATATTTTGGACGTTGTCGGGGTTTCCTAATGCTAGCACGTCTCGGGGTAGCAATAGGGTGGCTAATTTGGTGGCGGCTGGTTGTTCGGCGGTCCACACTAACTCTCCTCTGTACATCTGGCTCTCCAGACCGTACTCGGTTCCAGTAGCAGCAGCGTTAACTGCCTTGCTGGCGAGCACATCAAAAGTCACTGGTTCGGCAGCTGACATTTGCTCGCGGACGGCGGTGGCGGTCAAGAGTCCAGGTCCGGGTCCTTCGGTCACGAAGAGGTAGTCTCCGTCCATTCGGTTCGAAATCTCGATGCTTCTGGTCTTCCAATTGAACTTTCGGAGGCCATGAACTTCGGGTTCGATTCCGGCTTCGTCGTAGGCTTTGGTGATGTCGTTGTAGAGCTCTTCGTAAAACTCCTTTCCCCAGACTGTGGCATAGTCGAGCATAGCTCTGACTGCAGGGAAGTCCTCGTTGGGTGAGGTCTTCCATTGTAAAGTCTGGTAAATGGTGTCTTGCTTCATAGCTCCTGTCCAAAGTCCGTTCAGCTTGGTCGGGTGGGCTCCTAGGAATGTCAATTCAGAGAAAACTTTAAGAGTTTCTCCTACTTCCTTGGTCTTGTCGGCGTCGGTGTACTTCTGTCCAAGTGTATCCTTCATCACTCTTGCAATCTCTCGGGGTATGAACCCGGCTTTCTCGGCAGCTGGTGATATCCACAGAATGTGGTCATCACCTAGGATCTTCACGCGGATGTGTTCGTCAAAGTTCAATCCGGGGCATAAAATCTTAAAGCATATCCTAAAATAGGCTTCAAGCGTTACGCAGTTGAGGGGCGTGGTGAAGAAACAGCCGGAAAAGTTGTTGCATTCGGTCTTAAATTGGTATGAACCAACTTGGGCGGGGGTTTCGGTCTCGTGGTCGATCATGAATTCATGCATGCGCATCATCTGCTTGCCGCAGATGGTGGTGGTCATATTGCAGATGAATTCGTAGGCAGGTCGTCTGATGGCTTTGGCGTAGTTGATGTCCATTTGTTGCAGGTCTCCGTCGTAGAATCTATTTCCAATTCCGTCTCCTAATTCGGTTAAGTATTCGTAAATCGCGTTCATCTCATACGAATACTGATTCACACCTATGGCAGATGGGAACTTCTTGGAGTTTTGTAGCATGATCAAAAAAGGGCCATAGATCATTCTAAAGGCTACTAAACAAATCAGGTCATTGGAATAGATCATACGGGTCTTGGTCTTCAGGATTTTTTCAGCGGATACTAGTTCGTCTTTCAGGTATCCGATAAACACGTGGTCGATGGTCTTGGGGTCTCCGTTATAGTCAATCATCTCCTTCAACTTGCGGTCAACCATTTTCTTGAATTCGGGGTCGTAGTGGAACTCACCTTGGTCGTCAAACCAGATGAATTCTTTCTTTCCTTTCGCGGTGGTGGTCTTCAAGAGCGGGTATCCGGGCGATGTCTGAACTCGGAGGGAACTTAGTAGTCCGGGTATTCCTTTGCAGGCTTCCTCGAACGTTAGTCTCCTCCTAATCGGGGGCTTCACGTGGTTCATCCAGGCGTACTCCATGTCGGAAAACACTTCGCTGATCAAGTTGTCGTCGATCTCTTTCTTGGGGCGGTTGAGTGTTCGGAACATGGAGACTACGCGGGGGTCTCGTCCTCCTGAGCGTGGGTCGTTACGGGATAAGATGGCGGGGGTCTTCACAGATGGTTTCTTCAACTTTCCGTGGAGAAGCGATGGTCGTAGTTTGGTGTTGGGCGATTGGCTGATCTCTTGGTCCTTGGTAATTGGCTTAATGTAAGTCATATTCTTCAGGACGAACGTCATGGTCTCCTCAGCTTCCTCGGGCGGCACCTCTTCCAGCACCGCGTTGATTGCAAAGGCAATCTCCATGGTACTAGTCTCCTCGTCGGTCATCGGGGCTCCGTAGGCTAGTTCGTGTCGTCTTTTGTCTGCTTTGAGCAAACGTTCCTTGGTCTCTTGGTCGGCGGTGTCGTAATTGTTGAAGATGGGGCTACTGAAGTCGGGTTCGTAGGGGGGGATCACGGTGTCTCTAGGGCTATCTTGGTACATAGCGAGTGCACGGGGATCTCCTTGGGTCACTAGGTCGGGTTCGGCGTCAATTTCGAAGTTCGTTCCTCCTGAGAGAGCTTTGATCATGTCTTCAATCTCTTCTCTCATGAGGGTGGGTCCAGCTCCTTGGGCTTGGGGGCCTTTGATTCTGGTTCCGGCAACGTGCATTCCTATGACTAGTCCGGCCATGTGGCCTGTCACAGCTACTACTACACTTCCACAATCTCCTTTCTCAGTGGGCATGTAGTATCTCCAGGCGTCGGGCAGGCTGTAACTTCCTCCTTCTCCAGTGTAGTCGTCGTGGTATCCAAGGTTGTTCCATCTCTTTGCAGAGGTGTACTTCTTTCCATCACTGGTCTCCATCACTACTTGGACTACTGACTCGTTCACATCGACTAGGTCCATCATGGCACGGGTGGCGAACTTCTTGAGGTTGTTCGGGCTGGGCGGTAACTTGCGGTTGTTGAATGAGAATAACATAAGGTCATACTCAGGTGATACCATTGCCAGCTGTTCTACGAGGTCGCACTCGTAGGTCTGCGTTCCATGGGTGTATCTAAGTTTAATGCGGGGGTCGGTGGTCGATTGTAGTTGGCGTTTGAAACTGTGGAAGTAGGTCAGGTAGAGGTTGTCTTTGAGTGGAAAGGCGCGGAATGGAATCCATCCATCGGGCGTCTGGTAAGTCATGGTCACTGATCTCGGGAACTCGTCGGCTCCTTGTGTGGTCCAGCGTGAAAAGGTTTTACGCGGGACAGCTCGGTTCTTGGAGTTCTTCTTGGCAGGTGGTGATTCGGTTCCAAAGGTCAGGGGTTCGGCTTCTTCTTTCACAAACATTCCAGCGAGAATGTCGATCGCTACTGCAAAGAGTCCTACAAGGACTCCTATCTGCATTCCGGTGAATACCATGCTCCCTGCTGCTGCTTCGATATCACTTCTCCTAGTGACCATCATTCCGGCATCAGCAAGTGCGTCAGCGATGACGTCGGGGGCTTCTCCTTTGAGTAATTCTAACCTACGCATAACGTAGTCAAAATACTCCTCGTTGGTCAGGTTGCGGGTGTCGATTTCGGTGGTTTCGTTCTGTTGGACAAGAGTCTCAACAATGGGGCTCTTGCCACGATGGGCGGTGCACACAGCAGGTCCATCTCCTCTAGTGACAGCGTCACTATCGCATCCAGTAACGGCGCAGGCCAGTCTGGTAATTCTCTGGTTAGGGAATTCACAGCTCAGCGCGTCATCACTGCGGGTGTTGGCATTCTTCTCGGCGGCGGTGGAATGTTGTTCTTCATCTCGGTGTAGTTGGCAGCGGAATGGTTCGTGGAAAGTGGTCTCTCCGAAGAGTTCGTGTTCGTGTACAAGTCGTATGGGGCAATCAAGGTGGGCACACTTGTGGGCATGCAATTTGATTGCGCCCTTATGTTTGGCGTGGGATGTGGTGTTGATGGTCAGGTCGGCGGTGCAAAACAAGATTCCTTCTACTGGTTGGCCTCGGATCATGCGGGTGGCGCACAGTCCGGTTTCTTGCCATTCGCGGCAAGATTTGGTGGTGGTACATTTGGGGCACTTGTATTTGTTGGTCTTTCTTCCATTACAGAAGTTCACTCGTCCACAACATGCATGAAGGTGTGATCCTCCAGGCTTGTCGGCTAGCTCAATCACTCGTTTGGTTTCCCAAACTTGCGGGTAGCTAACATCTCCGTCTAGTTCTTGCACAGAGTCAACTGAGCCTTCGGCTGCGAAGTCGTCCTCCTTTCCAAATCCTAAAAGCTGCCAGATGGCAGCCTTCACTCCTATGGATTTCACGGGGATTCCATAGCACTCACGCATCACTTCGTTCATCAACACTTCAGGGTTAACACTGTCGTCGAATCCGTTTCCGAATGCGGCTCCAATGTTCTCACATGTCTCGCGGTGCAATGCGTAGCGTTCTTTAAGTCGGTCTACCAGTTCTTGTTTCGAAATCCAGGCGTTGGGGTCGGGCACGTAGCCAGGGTGTTGGATGGCGGGGTGGATTCGGAATTTGAGCCAGACCATTCCGGCGATCTCTTCGCGGTTGTACGCGGCGAGGTTCACGCTGTTGGGCAAGGGTCGTCCGTTTGCTCCGATGTTCCAGCGGGTGTTGGCTGTACATTGGGTTTCGATTACAAGTTGTCGGCGTCGGTTCAGGGCGGTTGAGTCAAGTCCTTCTACGTGGAACAGCGGGGTGTTGTTCATCGTGACTACCACTTTGGGTGATATCACGGTGCCTTTCACTCCTACGGTGATGTTGTCGGTTGATGCCATTGGGGGCTGAAATTGGGCAGTTGAGCACAGAGATAGATACATCTTACCTGCATCCATCTTGTCTTGTGCTGATCCGTATAGGAACTCGTCCATTACTACCATATCCGGATCGGCACAACCACTCCAAAAGGGATCAGAGTTGCTGCGGTTGTAGATTTCAGTCTTTCCAATGTCAAAAACAAGGCCAGCAAGTTGGGGGACGATAAGCGTCTTTCCAACTCCGGGGGGTCCGTAGATGTGTAAACTGTAAGGCAGTTGTCGGGTGGTCGGTGTGTTCTTGTATTGGGTAAGAATTGAAGCAAGTGCTCCCATTCTTACGAAGGGTCCTAACATCATTGATTTCTTGGCGGGGTCTTTCAGGGCAAACATGAGGGTGGTTCCTTCCTTTAGGAGAGTGTTGACAGTCTCCATGAAGATTTTACTCTTCATCACTGAGGGCACCTTCTGTACTTGGAGTACAGCTAGTGTCCTGGAAGTCCACAGCTCAAGTCGTGCGCTGTTCTTCATTTCGGATGTTCCGAATTCTTCAATCAAGGCGGTGCGAAGTGTCATTGGCAACATCACAAATAGGTGTGAACCTATCGATGCTAACACTGATCCTCCTACCATGAGTCCTGACATAGTCAGGGCTACGTTCTTCACGCGAGTGATCGTTCCAGTCGAGAGTCCAAAGGCGCCAATTAAGGCGCCAAGCAATGTGGCGGCGGCGGTGGGTGAGGTGGGTCCTTCTGCTTGCATGAGTTCTTCCACGCGTTGTTCAGCGTGGGTTTTCTTGGGTCCAAGTTTCTTTACAAGTCTGAATGCGGCGAGGAGCATACCAGTGGTGATGAGGTATGCGGCCTGCATTACGGTGAAAAGAAACAGGATCGCGATGAATATCACTCCTTTACGGATGATATCACCACGAGGGGAACCTATGGCGGCGTCCAGTCCTCTCATGACAATACGTCCAAACAGCTTTACTAACCATGAAGTTATTTTCTGAAATAATTGATTGACAGCTTCGGAAACAAATCCAAAGATGTCCTTCAAAAAAGTCCAGACTTTCTCAAACACGGCTTTCAAGGCGTCGGCTATACTGACGGCGGTGGTCTTAATACTAGCGAATAGGCGGTTAAGCCATTCGGGGGTCCATTCGGGTGATTCGGTGGTCATTGTCGTAAGCGAATATTTGTTCTTGTTACCAAAATTGGTCTCAATTCCAAGGTACTCGCGGATGTAGTACAGGTCAATCCAAAAGCGGGGGTCGGCGTTGGTGGCGATGTATTGGTCTTCCATTCCTAGAATGTACAGACTATAGAAGTTGTTCTTGACATCATCTACAATCTTGTTCACTCCAAGAGCTTCGTCGGGGGCTCCTTGTCGTCTGAATGATTCCATGAGGCGAAGTCCGTTAGCACGGCCTTTGACGTACAAACGTACGTTATGCCAGAAGTTGGGGTTCTCTTCTACACGGTGGTTCCAGATGTGGGCGTTAATCCACATGGCTTCCCTCGTATAAATGCATGGGCAGTATCGGTGGTCTTTCTCAGCACACTTGTTAGAGCAGCGCTGGGTGTCAATGTTGGCGGGCTTGCGTTGGTGTATTTTGATTTCGGTTACGTGTGAAAAGGGGTGGGCCTCTTCGAGCACGACATTGGCATATCGTTTAAATAGCCAATGGTTGGGGTCAGAGAGTTGTCCAAGTCGAATTGCGGGGTCGGCATATTCCTGTGAATAATCAGCAGGAACACTTACGTTTACTGTTTTCGCTAAAGCGTAGCACTTAAGGTTACTCCCCGTCGCGGGGGCTCCTACTTCGTGACGGCCTTTAACAGCTCCAGTGGAGCTTTTCAGGTTTTCTTCCTCAAACGTTACTTTCTTCTCGTTCATCATCATTTATTT